ACCAAATTTATTTAATTCAGAATCTCGGTAACCTAATACAGCTGACCGAATGGCATTTTTAATTGAGGTAACAGTACCTGTTGTTTTTGTTGGGTCATATTGCACGGTGTTTTCAACAACCAAATAGAGATATTCTGGATCAACAATTGCAGTTTTAACAGTTACGATAGCTTTAGGAGTAATAATTTCATCAATGATTCTTGTCTTTTCACTTTCAGAAATATAAAAGCCAGCATAGGGTTTTAATGAAACAAATACTTTACCATAAACAGGAGGAATATTGTCTTCTCCACCCCAAACTGAAACTGATTCAAGTGTTGGATAATTATTTAAAATATATGATTCATAATCTTTAAATGATACTAAACGATTTTGTGCTGAAAATTGAGCCACGGCTGAATATTTAATATCATCAACTGATTCACGGTCAGCTCCACCAGCAGCAGCACTTAATGGAGTAATTGTAAAGTTAGTTAATATATTACCCAATGAATCTGTAACACCGGCTGTTGCTACAAAGTTATTGGCTTTATTTCCAGCTGTTCCATTTGTAAGTAAGTAGGTGGCCGTTACAATTGCACCATCAGATAAAGATTTACCAACAACATCATTACCAAAATAAATTTGATATCTGCCATTTCGTTCTTCTTGCAAGAAAAATACTTCCGATGAAGCTGTCACTTCCAAGACATCGGTCACTTTAGTATAAACAGTTGATGCTGTATTTGCGGCTGATGGTTGAACAGTAACCTTTATTGTTGTGGTATCAATATTAGCATCAGGTATCGTAAATACTTGTTTTGGATTTGAAGCTGAATTATGTGTAAAATTGTATGAGATTAATTGACCTTCATAAATTGGAATACTACTAAAAATAAAATTAGTACCTGTTTTTGAAACAGAAATATCACTTATGCCATTATCCAATAAAACAAAATTATAGGCCTTTGAATCAATTTGATTTGATAGGAATGTAAATCCTTCAGATAGTGTCAATGTAGCTGGAGTATATGATGTTGAATCAACAACAAATTTAATATAAGCTACGGGTGCTCGTGTTGAGTGTGGAACATAATTTAATACTTTGGCATGTGAAACAGCCGAATCTCTCAATAGTGCCGTATCCAGGAAAGCCTCATTGGCCACCATATTAAGATAGTAGGCATTATAGTGTGTATTATAAGCCAACAAATCAATCAATACAGAAAGACCAGCACCATCAAAGTCATAGTCTGTAAATTCTGATTGTTGATTTAGGAATGTTTTTAAATTGGACTTGATTGTATCAAAATCGAGCTCAGTCACTCTTAAGCGGTCTGCCATTTTATCTAATTCTCTCTAAAAAGAAATTAATCGTAATTGGGTTTGCATTATTAATCACGAAAAATTCAAGTGTTACTTTATAACCATTATTATCTGGATCAGCTGCAGCTGTTACTTTTGAAACTTGAACTCTAGGCTCAAAGTTTTCTACCGTTTCAGTAATTTCTCTTTCAATCTGTGCGGCCGTTATGGCATCTACATTTTCAAATAAAAGACGGCGAATATTACTTCCAATTTCTGGTTGGAATGGTCTTTCATAATGGTTTGTTAGAACCAAATTCTTAACTGAATTAATAATCGCATATTCATTTTTATGTGTATTAATATCTTTACGGATTGGATGAATGGTAAAATTCAAATCCAAATCTCTAAAGGTTCGTGTTGAGTTTATATCTACTGTAGCCATATTCTATTTATTCAACCTCCCGCAAAAACATTTGATGAACCAGAGGATATTGTGTGGCCCGAATATTCATCTCCTATCCTACCAACACCTTTTCCATTCACAAAAACAGATGATGAAAAACTTGTTAATGCAACTACATGGGATACGCAAATTATACCGGATGGTATCAAGTGTGTTTGGCATAAATCTCCGTCCCTAACTGCTCCAATACCATTGACATTTACAGTAGAAGAACCTTGGTCGGTTACTGTGGTGCCATCGCATCCATGATTGGTTGCAATCGTATCTGTTCCACTTTTTCTTGCTATAGCTGGCATATTAATTTAAATCTATTTTAGGAGCAGTAAATTTCATATTACCACCAGAATTTATGGTACATGTTCCACCAATATCAGCTTTGAAATTACCACCAACAGTCATGGTGGCATTACCGCCAATATCAACAATTGAATTACCATCAACATATACGGTAACATTACCCTTAACATAAACCTGTTCGTTACCAATAATGACTTCAAACTTATCTTTTTGTATGCGTTCAGCACGGTCTCCAGCAGGTCCCCATTCAACATATGAACCCGACCTATGGTACAAGTGTATTCTTTCAGAATCTTTTGTGTCATCGAACTCTAGGGCGTGTCCTGATTCACTTTCATATACATTGTTATATGGATATTTGGCATTATAATATGGATCTGGCTCAACTTTACTTGCCTTCTTGGTTTTCTTTTGGGAAACAATTGAATCATCAATTGATTCGTTTCTTGCCAAGCGTGAAGTTGTTGGTTCATCTAGTTTTCTTGGATAGCCAGTTTGTGTTTCATTTGGTTTAACGGGAGCTGAAGTAAGTGCATCACCTGTTCTTGGGTCTGAAAATGCTTCTTGTGCATTTGCAGCCTTCAATGGAATACTTGGAAATGAACCAAGCATAACTGGTTCTTGTGCATTTTCTCCATCAATAAAGAAACCAAAAACCATATCACCTTCTCTAGGTGCATAAGGACTTGGATTATTAATTGGTAAACTTGGTGTAGCCCATGGTAACATATCTGTGGGTAAACGCATTTTATCTTCAGCATGCCAACCAATACATCTTACACGGCATCTTCCCATCTTTAATGGGTCTTGTCGGTCTTCGACAACACCTACCCACCAGATGAATCCGTTTTTACCAGCAAAATCTTTTGAATCTTCGTTTAATTGCATATTAATAATTCATCACAGCTTCTGTTTGTTGCGGACTACTTGACGGAATAAATTCATTATTAGTAGAACTTGAGGCTACTTCAATAATTGTTTCATGTTTTTCAAACCCAATAATTTGTCTGGTAGCTACAATCACATATTTAGCAGATAAACTTGGGTCATCATTTGAATCACCCCTTAACTTAACACTAAAAGAAGGTGCAATTACATTTACATTGAAACCTGATGTTAGTTGAAAATTACCAGGCATAACAAGTTTTAATCTTTTGGCCATTAAGTTTTGCAGTATGGCTTTTCTTTGAAAGATATAGCTTTCTTGGCTTTCTACTTTTGATATAGAAGTTGGGTCATTCTTCTTAATATATTCAGAATACTGGCGAGCTGTGCCAAATAAACTGACTACTTTTTTAGATTCAAAAGCTGCATCATTTAATTGGCCATCACGGTTTTGCATTGATGTAAAATTAGGATTATCATTACCATGTTTCATGCTTGAATAGTGGTCACCAAAACTAATATTCTTATTGGCAAAAGACCTTGTCATTGGATCAAAACCAATAAATTTACCTGCATTAACACCACTTCTTGTTTTTTCAATAGAATCATTTTGAGCTATCACTTCTAAACTACGAGCACTACTAATTTCATCAAGTGAATTTTTGCCTGATTGATTTTTAACTTCAAATTTAATGTCTAATATTTCTCGTTGAGTTAGGAGTGTAGATAATGAAGCAAAATTATAACCAACTAGATTTTGAAAGAAAACATAATTTGGAGAGCCATTTTTATCTAAAGCTCTTTTAGCACACCACTCAATAGCATCAAATGGTCTTAAATTTGGTATCACTACTTTACGAAGACCTGAGGTTGGTTCATATATGCCACCCAAATTACTAGCAGGAATTTTAAGGTAATTTTGTAATATCTTTTCCGCTACACCAGAATAGGTTGTTTCATAACTTTGATTTACTCTTTGTTGGTCTGAAAATAATAATTCATCTGATACAAAATGTAAAAGTGACGATTCACTTGTTTGGTTGTCATTTTTACGATTTGATTGTTTATAGATACGAAATGCTTTTTTAAATTTAGCAATATCTGAATTTGCATCTTTTGAGATATCCATTAATATGGATTCAGAACCATCAAATAACAATTTACCTGATAGGCCAACAGAATCTCGAATCATTATTGTTCCACTTATTACAGGTAAAAACATCGAATCATAGATATTAATTTCTTCAAATATTGAAGTGATATCAATTGAACCAGCTTTGGTAACCAAAGTTAGCTCATTGACCTTAAAATCGGTGGACTTTTTTACTGTTAAACTCATTATTTAATTACTCGTTTAAATTCTTTTTCAACTTCAGGAACAAATGCACTCTTTAATAGATTAATTTCTCGTTTAGCTTCATTTAATTCAACTTCATAATCGTAATAGGTTTGTGTTGTTTTTGAAACGGTTTGAGTAATTGAAGAAGCATTATTTAAAGTATATGAAATTGATGTTGCAGCTATATTTGCATATGTATTAGCATCAACAGTAATCTTCTCCACAATGTCTGTTCCATCAGCTGATGTTCTGGTGATAATTTTATAATAAGCTTGAACATGACTTATGTTTTGAGCCCAAGAAAGTCCTGTAACCAAAGTATTGGCTGTATTTGCATATTCAACTGTGGAATATTTTGTATTGATATATTTAATAAGTGTGTCCGATTTTAACGGCCAATCATATTGTGGGTCAATGATATCATTAAATAATAATACAATCCAATGCCTTTCAACATTATCATAAAATTTAGCAGCTATAATTTCTGGGGTATCAGAATCTTTAATTGTATATTTGTAAAATGCTGATGAATTTTCTTTTAGTTTTTTTTCAAACCCAAAACGAGCAATAATATTAGTAACAGTATCAATACCCGTTGAAGTGTTGTTACTGGTATAGAATGTTTTTGGAAAATAATTAAAAAATTTTGCCATATTATGCTCCTAATTTTTCTATGCCTCTATTAACACCACCACCTTGAAAGTTTTTAAAGTCAGATTTAGTGAGATATGTTGTTTCTTTAAATTGTAAAGTTATATTAATTGCAACTGGCATACCTGTGCGACCTAATGTAGGTGCAATTTCACCAGGAACTTCATATGCTGAAAAACCATTTGGTGCATAGTTGATATCAATGGCTGTAAGAACACAATTAGCTATTTGAGGAATGTTGGGGTTTTGTGAACCACCATAGTAAAATTTAATATCAAATTCTGATGGTGGAACTAAAAATCCTCCAGCTGCTCCTCCATTAAGCTTTTCTGGTGCTTGATGAAAACGAAGTCTTTCAATAATTTTTTGAACCTCAAGCGCTTCTTTTTCATCTCTTGGATAAAATGAAAAATCAAACTGAAATGTTCTAAAACTTGGTGAATGATAAATTAACTCAAGCATTGGATTACGAACTGCACCAGTTAATTTTTGAAATCCTAATTTAGCCGATCCTGTACCGCCAAGAGCACCAGCAGCACTTGCAGCAGTAGATAATATTTCTTTTTCGATAGATGATGATGCCGATGCAATAGCTTTAAGGATGGAATCCGCACCACCTTTACCACTTTTAAAGGCATCTATACTCGAACCACCAGCTGCAAGACCTTTACCAATCAATTCATCACCTAATTCTAGGTCAGAATAACCTTGTGAATAATTATACATCATTGTATCAGGCATATACAATGCAATAGCATCCGTTGTTAATGTAGTGGTGCGATTTATTAAATTTTTACTTGTAATATTTTTAATCGAATTGTCAATAACAGATTGTGTTGATTGTGAATCTCCTGAGACTAAAGTATTTTGGCCAAATAAATTACCAAGACCGCCAACAGCACCATTTAAACCACCAAGTGCTTTACTTAAACCTTGACTAGCTGCATTTGTAATACCAGCAATTTTACCACCAGTTGCTGAATTAATTTTATTTAATCCACCATTAACTTGACTTAAAAGACCGCCACCAAAATTAGAAGATATGTTACTTACATTATTTAAACCAGATGCTGATGTTTTTGGTATTCCTGGAATAGCATCTGTAGCCGGCTGTCCCTTAAATGATGTTTTTGTTTGCTCACGGATATAAATGACCATGTAATGGCCTTTATCGTAATTGCCCACATCTGCTGGATATCTAAAAGTATTCTTTTGAAATTGAGTACCTTCGAGAGCTGATAGTGGACCAAATTTTGTACCACTTTCTTTATTGAAAGTGATATCGCCAAAACCGAAAAGTGACATGTGTTAAATCCAGTGGTTAATTGTAGTAATTAGCATAGATAGTATTTATGTCATATAAAGGATGGTTTAGACCAAAAAACCCAAAGAAATACAAAGGTGATGCCACTAATGTGGTGTATCGTTCTAATTGGG